CAACCTCAGGCCGGGCGATTTGCTCCAGCTTGCGGCGGGCTTCTGCTGCTTGGCGGAGGTACTCGTCAGCAGCTTCAATCTTTTGTGCACGTTCGATCAACTGAGCTTCGGTCAGCTCGAGCTCTTTGCCATTGACCTTGATGCGATAACGCTTGGCCTCAGTGCTGGTGGGGGCAGTGCCCTCATCACCAGCAGCTGACTGCTCCTCTGCGGAGTCCGTGGTGTCGTCTGTCTCGACTTGCGCAGATTCTACAGCATACGGCTCAGTAGAGCCGTCGTCATTGACGTTGGCGAACTCATCAGCGCGTCCAGCATCCGTCTGATCAGCAATAGCATTCAGGCGAGCGACACGGTCATCATTAGATGACCCAATGACGTCTTGTTCGTCACTGGACTGATTGACTTCGTCTTCATTCATCTGACTCTTCTCCTTCTAAAAGCTCAAGTGCCTTGAGTCCGTCCAACACAGCTTGTGAAAGCCACTGCTCAAACATCTCAGCCACTCGGGCTTCGTTCTGAGCTTTCATCACTGCGCGGGTATCGGTTGGATCTACAGACTTTAGGCTTTGGATGGCCTCACTATAACACTCCTGCGCACGGTTGCGCAAGTATTGGCCCACACCAGAACCCCAAAAAAGTTCAACTTCTTTACCAAACCCAGCACGCTCAAACAATTCTTGATTATCCACGTTCTCTCCTAGACTCTGACCCCAACAACTGCAAGCAGCGCCAAAGCGTCCGCAGCCATGGCGGCTGAGTAAGCCTCGACCAACTCGTCTTCTTCAATAATAAGTTGACGCAGTTCAAGCGACATTTTACGCAGAGCAATGCGCTCCTGCTCACTGTCTCGTCGCTGCTTGAGGTCCTGCTCCAGCTTCTCTATCTCTGAGTAAAGCTGCTTGACGCTATCTAGTTCAGTGCTCCGCGCCTCTACCGTAGCGGCTATGCGCTTGGCCTCTGGTTGCTGTAGTGTAGTGAGGGGCTGTACAATCTGTGCCACTTCAGCTTGACGCTCGGCGTCGAGCTGCTGGAGCACAGCGTACAGGCTTTGCTTGGCTGTGTTCTGTACGTAGGAGGTGCGTACCTTCTTTTTACTGCGGGGGGCTGCTGCCACCCCACCGCCACCGCCGCCTCCACGGGGAGGATCAATCAGGTTGGCATCGCCAACAATGATCGACTGCTGGCCGATGAGTGCGCCAGAGGTGTCATGCGTGACAGGTGCGGCGATGCGCAGAGCGCTGCCGACGATGATGGCTTCTGATCCTGCCAGCACACCGGCAGCATCGTGCGCTCGGGTGCGAACTGCGCTGCCCGCTAGGGTGGTGCCCTGACCTGCGAGCGTGCCCGAGGTGGCGTGCGGGATGTTGTGCCGTGCTGTGCCGGACAGCGTGGCTGTTTGACCCGACAGAACACCGCTGGTGGGGTGTGCGCGGAATCGAGTGGCTGCCCCGGCCAGCGTGGTGCCTTGGCCTGACAAAGCGCCCGTGGTGGCGTGGGTGACAGGGGCGCCTACACGCGCTGCGCTGCCGGTGACTGCGGAGCCTTGGCCGCTGAGCGTGCCGCTGGCAGCGAAGGCTCGGAAACGGGCAGCAGAGCCAGAGGCCGTAGATCCTTGACCCGTCAGTGTGCCGGTAGTGGCAAACGCCCGGAAGCGTGCCGATGACCCGGCGACCGTTGAGCCGGGGCCTGTCAGTGCGCCGGTGGTGGCGTGCTGTCGTGTCCGTGCGGCAGCACCAGCAACAGTCGACCCTTGGCCTGCGAGTGTGCCGCTGGTGTCATGCTGGCGTGTTCTCGCCGCAGCACCCGCAACGCTTGAACCTGGACCATCCAGCGCGCCGCTGGTGTCGTGCGTTACCGGCCCTGCCGTGCCCTGGCCAAGAAGCAGCGGCAGCAGCACGGCTTAGAACACCTCGAAGGTGATCTCGAACGAAAGGGCACCAACAGACGCCACAGTGCCCTGCACGAACCGCAAGCCCGTGTTTTCGCGCACGATCAAGTCAGCACCCTCGTTACGGACAAACTCCGCGCCCAAGGTGCCCGCTATACCGGACGGTGCGGAGGTTTCCTCGGTGAACACCCAGCGCTGTCCGACCAAAGCGCCTGCGGTGGCACCGCCAGTGGGGGCCGATCGCGCCGTAATGCTGGCTGACAACGCTGCGCTACCGGTATCCATCGCGCTCAGTGTGATGGCTGTCAGCGAGGTGCCGTTTGTCGTCGCAGTAGTGCCGCCCGTGCCTACAGCCGTGGTGCGAGTCAGGTTGACCTCAACACCTAGCGTGCCGGTAACCGCCGTGTCGTTGTCCACAAAGCAGTACGCGGACAACACCCGGATGGTGACGCCGCTGCCGGTGGCGTTGAACAGGTCAACAAACACCTTGTTCGCGCCCACCGCTTGGCTGGGGCAAATCATGCGGTACTGGGGTAGGCTGCCGTTGATGTGGCCGTCAGGATAGGCCAGCATGACAACCTGGTACTCTTTGGCCGACACTAACTGTGTGGCAACCGTCGCCCCCGTACCAGGGGTTACGGTGATTGAGTCGTTTGGCAGCGCCATGATTACGCGCTCAGTGCGGTGTAGGTCAGCGAACTGCAGCTCACGGTGTCGCCAGCCGCGACCACCAGGCCGTTGGTCATGTTGATGTCGCTGCCGCTGGCCGCCACCGCGCAGTGGATCACCACCGTACCGGCGTTGGTCTGCAGCGTGGCCGTGGCCACCGCGCTGGCGTTGCCGGTGGCGTTGGTGTCGCTGGTGATGGCGTTGGCCGTGGCAGTGCCGCTGACCGCCGCCGGAAAGGCTGTGGCGCTCAGAGGCAGCAGAGCCACTACCGTGCCCGGTGCGCTCACCGTGCCGGTCAGGCGAAACGCCAACCGACCGTTGGCTCCAATCAGCGCCGTAACGGCGTCAGTCGCAGCGTTGCGTGCTGCCGTCGAGTGGGTGACTGCCATTTTGAAACTCCTTCAGCTTGTCTTCATCGATGAAACCGACAAGCTCATACTGCTCGACCTTGCCGGTATCTTTGCGCTTGATTTCAACGGTGAAGCGCAGTTCACCTATTTGACCACTGAGTTCGGGCATTACTCAATCCCCACCACGCGTCCTTTTTCTCGTACAACGCGCTTGGGCTTGGTGATAGCCTGGAGCGCCCGCTCGGTGTTTTGTCGGCTGGTGTCTGTAAAATTGTTGACTGCGGTGCCAACTTCCTGCACCGCGTCGCCCATCTTACCAACGGCCTCACCCATTGTAGCAGTCATTTTTTCAACTGCAACACCCAGCGCGTCTCCAATGCTTTCGCCAATCGCAGAAGCAGTCTTCTCAAATCCAGACACTGCCTGCTGCACTGCTGCGCTAACCTGCGTCACACTTTCGCCAGCAGATTGCTGAGCCTTAGTCTGTTGGATCTCTGCATCCATAGACTCTAGCTTCTTCATGCGCAGTTGGTTTTCAATGCGCAGGGCCTCGACCTCGGCAGCTAGCTTGGCTTCCATAAGTGGGGACACCGGCTTGGCTGCCGGTGCTACACGCGGTGCAGGGGCAGGCGCTACAGGCTGCGCAGGCGGCAGCATAGGCATTTCCTCTTGGCTACCCATGATCTGCGTAAAGTGCCGTGCCAGCGCCCGCTTGTTCTCGTTCTCTTCCTGAAGCTGAGCAATACGCTCCTTGCTCTGGTTGCTCTCCCGCGTCTTCTCAAGGCTGACAAGCTGTGCGCCAGACTTATCCTTAAGCTGTTGCTGGAGCTGCTGCATCTGCATCATCGCGGCGCGTAGTTGCTGTTGAAGCTGCGCCACCTCAGGATTCTCCATGGTGAAGAACCTGCTACCGTCCTGGTAGCCAAGGTGACCAAAGATCTCTTTGCCCACCTCCACCATGTTGACACCCGGCACGGGGTTGCGCAACATGGATGAATACATATTCATTGCGGTAAGGAACTTCTGGAGCTTCTGATTAGGGTCAGTAGCACCCATGCCCACGTTAACGGTGAGCGTTATTTCTTGATTGAGGAGCTCGTCCGTAACCTCGTCCACGCCAAACCGCTGGAGCAGCTTGCTGTTCTTGGCTGCAAGGCCAAGAATTACGCGGTCAGTCTCGTAGGCTTGCTCAAGCAAAATCAAGTGCCGGAGCACGGGCTGCACAAAAGTTTCAACGTAGGTGCGGATGAGGTATTCAACCAGAGTACCGTTGCTCTGATTGAGCATGCTCATGTTGCGGGCGGGTGCGTTGGCGGCACCGGCCATCATAATTGCAGCAGGGTTGAAGTTGCCCAGCAACTCGTCCATGGACATATCCAGGCCCTGCTGCTCCATGTAGGAGCTCTGTGTAACGTCAGGCCAGGAAATTTCACGTACGTCGTTGATGGGGTCGTTCATCATGACGACGCCACCGGGCACGTTGCGGACGAGGCCCGCCAAGTCAACTTCTACGCCACGCTTGGCAAACCACTTCTTGTTTAGTGCGAACTTGACGTTGTCAATGCGCTGGTTTGCAATCTCGTTAATTTCATCCTCAAGTCCGCGAGCCAGCGTCGGTACGCTGCTGGGCATGGGCTTGTGAGTTTCCAGAATGCAAGAGCCAATCACATACGGCCTGCGCCCGTGGAATACGGCGTCTCGCAGCGGTACGGGGTCAGTCAGCAGGCCGTACTCGCCAAGAGTGTAGAACTCGTACTCCTCGTTGTCCTTGCGGTGGATGTGTCGGTGCACCCAGGCAATTTCATAGTCGCCAAGAGCACGTGTGTCTGCGCTCTGGGGATCTTCCTTGTTGGCGTTGCGTGCGATGCGTGTACTGTCAAAGTTGCTGCTGGCCGTAGCAATGTTGATTGGCAAAGGTTTCCACTCACCACTCTCCATCTTAGCACGGATGTCCATGGCGTGCATGGGAATCATGTGGATGAAATAGGGGCTGGTCTCCACCACGTTGACCCAGCTAGCTGCAGGGTCAAAGCGAATGTTCTCAATCGGAATCAGGTCAACTTGCGGCTTGTCGACGTTCTGCAACTCGTCGTACATCCAGTGCACGTGGCCGCACACCACGCCCGTGGTCTGTGCGTCTTGAATACCGCCCATCACCACCTGAAACCAAGGAATCGTACGCGTCAGCCGGTACTGGAGCAGTTGCTTCATCACCTCGGCGCTGGCCACCTGTGCTTTATCAGCTTGGTCTCCAGCGGAGATGCTGACTACGTCCACATTACTGAAGAATGCGGCGGCGGCAGCGGCTTCGTTTTTGCGGATGACGGAGCGGATTTTAGGCCGGTACAGGCGGCTCCGCTTTTCATACGCGGGAGCGTTGTACTTACTGTCCGACGGGTGCATGTTGTTGAAAGCACGGATGCTATCTTCCCACGACTTGCGCCAGTTCCCGTCCACGTAGCTGGTGCTGCTACGAAAAGCACTGCGGGCACGCGAGAGCCACTGGTCACTGCCAGTGTCCTCGTCTGGATTACCAGTCTGTGCAGTGGGTGGTGTGTTGGTGCCTGCGATGTCTGAAATCATGTCGACTTATCCTGTAGCGTAAGCATGTCGCCATTCCACGCTCCGCGTGGAGCCCCACAGCGCTCGAGCAACTCACCCCCGGCGCGGACAATGTTGCGCTCTAGCTCGCTTACCGTGGCAGCGCGGTGTGCGTCCACCGTAAAGCCGTAGCGTCCGTCGTCAATAGCCATATTCTTAACCACCAGCGTGCGGCCCGGAGCCCAGCCCACCATCCACACGTGCGCAGGGTAGTGGTTGCTGAGTAACTGAGCAGCCATCTTAGCGATGAGCTCCATCTGGCTATTCTCAGCGTCACCTGCTGTGGTCTCAACGGTTGCTATTTCTGCTGTGGTGTCCATGTCAGCCCTTTAATTCAGCCTCGCGTGCTTCGACCTCCATCGGATTATCCCGATAGCCGTAGCGGATTGTGTACCAGATGTAGTGCAGATAGAACCGCCGCGCCCCGAGCATCTCGTACTGCAGCCAGTGCCGCTGCTCATGCCTGACGAGCGCCGTTTCGTTGATGCGCTCGGCCAGGATGAAGATAGCGATTGGAGGGATGGTCACGCCACCATAGCCAAATGTCCTCAAGAACCAACGCACAAGGCCCGTTGCTGGTCTGATTTCAGGCATGCTGTTCATGGTGCAACTTGCTGTGTGTGAACATCGCCAGTTCGGCAGATCGTCTTGCGCTGTACGCAGCCTCTGGCGTATCAAACAAGCCTAGAGATTTTTCTTGCTGGTTCAGCTTGATGCGGGCCCTGTACTTGCCTGTCTGCTTGTGAATGCTTACGCCTCTATAACCTGTTTTGTTGTGCGCAAATAGACCAGTGTTCTGCAAGTTCTGAGACGCGGTGGCGAGTCTTAGGTTGGAAATTCGATTGTCGGACGAATCACCATTTGTGTGATCGATCTGCGTACTTCCATCCGGAATGTAGCCATAGACGTACAGCCACGCCAATCTATGCGCTTTGTACATCCTACCTTTGATCCTGATTTGAACTCTTGCAGAATCGTTCTGTGCCCCCGCAACCATGCCGTCAAAGATGCGACCGTTTTTGCCAGGACGATACTTCCACTTAAACAAGCCGGTCTCAGGATCGTACGATAGAGCTTCTTGCAATTCGGCCTGTGTCAGCATATCGCTATCCTTATTGGCAGCGTGATGCCTCCGTAGCCGAAGGTTCGCAGGAACCAGCGGATGACGTGGGACGCGGGTCGGGGGGTCATGTCTGCGTGCCCACGACGATGCCGTCAGTGTCGCTGGTGGGGTCTATGGTGTTGGTTCTGAATCGCAAGACCTGAGAACCATCAAACCACATCTTGTTAAACGTGCCCGGTTGTGACGCAGGAACCAACATCGGGTTTAACCAACCGCCAGCAGAAGTCTTGAACGCCGCACTTCCGTCTGTTTCCACACTGCCCACATAAAGCCGAGTCGCATCTCCAGTCTTTACGGAATATCCGCTAACAGTGTCGAATGTAAAAATAGTTGTGCTCGCCTCAAGGCGAACAGTGCCATTGTCATCCCACAGATAAACGTAATACCGCGTGTTTGCAGAAAGTCCGGTATTCGCCAGAAAAATACCTGGATTATTTACTTGATACTCAATCCACTCCCCCGAAGTTGATGGAACTCCACCGCCGCCACCACGCAGCCTAAGCGGCATCTTATTGCCGTCCCCTAGCGCGGTCCTGGCTCTCAGATAAACCTCAGACGAAGAAGCTGCCACAAGATCGCAAGTTTTTGGAATTACGTCAAATTGCCAGCCGCTAAAACGAGTCTGTCCTGTGTAGTCGAAGTTTTGCCAAGAAGTATTGCGAACTCTGCAAGTATCAAATATTGCGTTTGCGCCAGCAATTTCAAAAGCCGTGCAAGGGTTATTACCGCCAGTCGCTCGGACAATAAGACCATTGATTTGCACATTTCTTACTACGTTACTGGCTCCACTGAATGAGACCATGTTGGTCGCAGTGTAACTATCATTATTATAAATCTGCCCGCGATCCCAAGTCAGGCCGTCAACCCCGTCGCAATAAAATCCGCGCTTTTTGTTGTTTTCCAAAACAAAATTAGTAAGCGTCGCCGTATTGGCCAGCCCAGATCCTCCTTGAATGTAGAGCCCGACATTTTCACAAATGACGATGCAGCTATCCATAGCGTGCAGCACTTGACCCTTCCACTTCATACCGCCAGAGGGTGGCGGCACGGTCACAGATGCAGTTCCGCATTGCTGGATGAATGTGTGTTCCAAAAGAAGGAAAGAAAACTCGTTGTAAGGACCAGTAACGTCGCTGTTGATGCCCCATCCGGCGCAGTTCTCAATGCGGCACTGGTGCAGATGCACCATGTTGCTTCCATCGGCGTCGCCTTCATTCATCACAACAGCCAAGCCGTCCCCCGGGAACCCCGTGATCCAAACATGATCGAGGGTTACCATATAGGCCCTGCGAAGCCGCACACCGTCAGCCGTGCCCGATGCTGAACTCCCGACAAGTTTCAACCCTTCAAGCCTGACCCACATCTGAAATTCGTTCGATGTGTCGGTGTCTACGTTGATGGCCTGCGTCGAGCCTCTGAAGTCCAGCACCGTTGCATCCGGCCCATCCCCGATAAGTGCTACGCCTTTCGTGAATACGCCTCCCGAGGTGACATAGGAAAGCCCACTGTTTAGGCGATATGTGCCGGCAGGCACATACACTGTCCGACCAGATGCCGCGTTAATAGCCGCTTGAATCGCAGCCGTATCATCCGTCACCCCATCACCCACAGCGCCGAAGTCTTTAACGCTCACCACATCTCGCATCTTGGCCTGCGCCGTGCGCGCGACTGCGCCAGTGCCGGCTTGGAGGAAGCCGACCAAAGCCGAGCCACCGGACGCGGCAAGCTGCGCCAAAGTAGCTTGGTCAGGTCCGCCTATGTTGTCTACAGTCCAGATCTCCACATCGGTGGCAGACGTCAGCTTCAGCTTGTACAGCGCGGTGTCCAACCAGACGTTGGCCTCACCCCGGCTGTCGAGAATGACGGGGTTGGCATTAGGCGTAGCGCCGCCGTAGTTGGTGTACGTTGGCCGAGGTGTGGTTGTGCCAGCGTCGTAGCTGTACAGTTTGCCGCCGACTAGCGGGTTGCCGTTAGCGTCAAAGAACTGAATTTTGGGAGCGGGGGTCAGAGCAGCCATTTCATCACCTCGGGATGAGAGTTACAGTAGGGGCCACAGAATAAGTAATCCGCAGCCTGTCGTTAGATGATAGAGCAAACGCACCGTAGAACGAGCCTGTACTGTACCAGTTGGTGCCGTCCCTGCTAAACTCTAAATTAGACACTCCACCACCAGATATGACAGCATCCACCGCGTAAGCCTGGGTATTCTGCAGTGTGAATGGAGACCCTGTTGGAACCACCGCGCTTGGTGCGTTCAAGCTCTGCGCCTGTAGTAGAGAAGAAACTGGTGCTTTTCTCGTCACAGGGGAAATTCCCTGATCTACTACGATATAGTCATTACCAGATACTCCGGCAGTAGATGGGAGATCTTTAATTCGCACAGGGCACCGCCTTACGTATTAGATAGATACAAGAGCTCCGTGCTGTCCTGGTCACTCACCATGAGGGTAGTGTCCATGTCCGGCACGCGGGGCATGTTGGCCTCGTCGAACTCGAACGGAGGCGTCACCTGCACGCCGTACAGGCCTGAGCGGGAGCGGTCAGTGCTGTCAAAGCCCCGGGCGTTACCAAACTCGTAGACGTTGTGGTCCGGCGCGGCGTACTCGCTACCCCAGGCACGCTCAACCAACTGCTGCCAGTTAACCGTGCCCGTGCTGACGCGGCTAGTTATCTGGCGCGTAGTGGCGGATATGCTGGTAGCCATGGTGCGTAGTGTACGCCCAAAACCTGAACTATACAAATTCTGGTTCTATGTATCCAACCTCTCGCAGCGTGGGGGCGTGCGGCTCCATGTCGTAGATGCGGGACAGTGCGTCCACCAAGTCTTTGTTCCCGCCGAAGGGGAAGAAGTGCACCTGCAACCGGAGCTCCTTGCTCAGGTCGTAAATCTGGTTGCCCTCGTCCTTGCGGCGTATGGGCCGTGCAATGCGGTGCGTGTAGCCAGTGTTCTGCGCCTTGCGCTGCGCGGTGGTGAGCTTGTCGTCCTCGGTGTCGTAGGGCAAATAGATGCGGTGGCTGCGGAGGTCAGGGCCCAGGCGCTGCACGCGGTCAGTCTTACTGCCCTCACTGTCCCGGGGCCACATCAGCTCCTCAATGGGGAAGTGCCCACCCTCGTTGGGCTTCTGCATCTGCTCGCTAAAGTAGTCCAAGTCAGCCTGAGCGCCGAAGGCCTCGTACCCCACCTTCACGTTCTGTACGCCGGGGGCACGCTTCCAGCGGTGGTACATCTGGGCGGTGCGGGTCCAGCGCTCGCGCAGGTCCATCTTGTGGTTGAAGCCATCGAGCAGGTACTTGTTCAGCGCGTAGTCAACACCCACCACGGCAATAGCGGTCTTGGCGGAGCCCTTCTTCTTGCTACGGGCGGGGTCAACCATGATGTAGATGTTCATCACCTCGGGGCGGACCTCGTAGGTGCGGAGGTCCTCCACGTTGAACATGCGCTGCTGGCCTGCCAGCGGGTTCTGCAACATCTGGCAGGAGATGGTAGCCTCGCCCTGGTCGCGGACCTTCTTGTCCCAAGTTTCCTGCGTAAACAGCACGGGCTTGCCGGTGATGGTGCCGTCGTCAGTGGCGGGGTGCATGCGCACGATTACCGACTTACGCTTGATAATCTCCTCGTACGTGTCGGCGTACGAGTACCGGGTGCCGATGTGCCACTTGCGCCCCCCGGCGGTGCCCAGGTTGTCGCTGAGCTCCCAGGCCTCGGTGGTCTTGGCGATCTGCTCCGGTGTGCTAACGCTCTCACGGGTCACAACGTCGTCATACACCATGAGTGCGAAGTGCTTTGACGTTGGCTGCCCGTCCACAAGGCCGTGGGCCTCAATGGTGTTTTCCTTGGGGTTGCTCTTGCGGCAGACGGTGATGCCATTGTCCAGTGACCAACTGGGCGCTTCGCGCTCCGGCGTTTGCCAGAATATGGTGGGGAACAGGCCACGCAGGTCCGTGTTGTTCTCAAACTCCTTCTGTATCTGCCGCAGAAACGCCTTGGCGATTGGCTTGGTGTGGCTGAAGAGGCCGATGGTTATCTCGGGGTCGTTGATCACCTCCTGAATAATACCAGCAAAGGTGATGATCGTGCTCTTGTAGTGCTCGCGGGCCCAGAGGTCAAGGTAACCGTCACGTGCGCATTCCACCTCCCTACACCGAGCGTACAGCCAGGGGTGGATAGCATCGGTGCGGTGGAGCACCTCAACCAGGAGGTAGTACCTGTCATTCTGCGCCAGCCAGGGCTTGACGGTGGGGCCCAGGTCAGCCTCCAGTATGCGCCAGAAGTTAGCCACGCTGTGGAACGGCGCGGCCAGCAGGGCGGCTTTAATTTCCGGCGTCATTCTCTACCACCTCCACAGCACCCATGTTCTTAGCTAGCACGGCGGCAAACTTGCTCAGCACGGCGTCGGTAGCTTGCTGCTCAGGGGCGGTGGGGGCAGGCTTTTCAGTGTCCTCAAACACGCCCTGAATACCATACGCCTGCCGCTCGAGGAGCATGAGGGTCTTCATACTGTCGGCCAGACGGCTCAACACCTTGCTCTTGGTGTCAAGGTCTAGCTCATCCTCATGTCCCAGCTCGGTGAAGAACTTGTTGCACATGCTGCGGGCGGTGGAAATGTCCTTGCGGTGGGTGCTCAGCACCTGCGCCTGCATCTGCGTGTTGACGCGCTCAATCACCTCCAGGTCACGGGCCTTGGTCTCTGCCAGACGCTCTCGGTTGGCTAGCACCATCTCCGCAGTCATGCGGGCTACGAGCTGCCCCTTGTCCCGCGTCCAGCCACGGGTGCTGGCACGGGAGATGACTGCCGTGGGGGTAACGCCTATCTCCACGGCGATGCGGTCCACCGGTTTGTCAGTGGTCTCGTACTGGACCTGGGCCCAGTCCCAGTCGTTATGCCGAGCTGGGATAAAGACCGCTTTATTTGCTGTTGCTGCCACGGTTTTTGATTACTGCGTTGGCACTGGCTACTGCGCGGGCCTTGTTCTTGGTCTTCTTCAACACCGCGTTTGCAACGGCAGACCACTGGCGCTGCTCGGGCTTGGTGTCGGCCTTCTTGGTGTGACGGGATGCGTCTGCCATAGTCCAGGACATGTGGGGCTCCAACTGTGGTGGGGGGACTAGCCTAGTGTACTGCCACCGGGGCGGGGAAGACAAGGGCGCTGAAAAATTTCGATCGATCGACCGCTGAGCAGAAAATCTAGGTCTTGGCATAGGGGGTGGGCGTTTTCAGCTCTTAGTTCTAGGGTCTTGGTTCTCAGGGAGAATGTTTTCTACTGAATTTGCCACGCACACAGGGGCGGAGACAGACACGCCCCTTAACCCCGCAATGCTAAATTTTGGGTTCGGGGTTCTTGGCGTCGCGGTCTGGGGCCCCTAGGGGTTACCCTAATAGGGTTTCTACCTAGGGGTTTACCCTTAAGGGTTTCTACCTAGGGGTTTCTACTTACGGGTAAACCCTTAGGGGTTTCCACCTAGGGGTTTACCCTTACGGGTTTCTACCTAGGTGTTTACCCTGGCAATAGGGGTTTACCCTAGGCACAGGGTAAACCCCTAGATGGTGTTGCGTCCTCGCAACTAAGGGTTTCCCCCAATGGTGCGCGGAGCGTCGCTATGGTAAGCGCGTGCGCAGGTGCGTGCGCAGGCACCAAGCAATCCGCGTGCCAGCGGGGTTAGGGTTTGCCCTAGTATGCAAAGATGCAAAACCTCGGCACAATGGGCTCATGCCCTAGGCAATGGGGCATGCCTAAAGGGGGCAGGCACCAGCCCCCCAGCGTTAAGGAAGCCTATCATGGCATCACGCAAGAAGACCCCGGCCCCCGTGGCCCCCGTGGCCGAGGCCACTACCGTTGAAGCCCCCACGACCGTTGAGGTACCCGCCACGACGGTAGCCGTACCCGCTGTTTATAACGGCGTGCCCTTTGAGGCGCTGACCCCGTCCCAGCGTGCTTTTGCTACCGCCAAGCGCCCGGTGACGCTGGCCCCGGCGCTTGCTACCGGCCCGGTACTGACGGTGAACCCCGGCAAACCCTACCGCGTGGCGAGCGCGAACAATGCACACTGGTGGACAGCCATCCAGCGTGCCCTGGAGAACGGCGCTGGCGCCTGCCCTGCGACTGATATGGTGGCGCACGGCGCATGCCCGAAGTTTGTGGGGTACGCCGTGCAGCGTGGATGGCTGATTAAGGCGTAAGCCGGAGGGCCTCGCGGCCCTTGCCCCCTACCGCCAGCCCCCTAGGGTTTACCCTAGGGGGCTTTTGCTGGACGGACGACGACCGACGGACGACGAGCTGACGATCACTGATCGCCGAGCGTCCCAGACCCACGCACTCCACGATCACTGATATTTTACATCTACGTTCGATGTCCGTATACGCGCGCGGGCGGGGGATCACGGCTCTGGGATCGGGGAGCGCCACGCTCTCACCCGCTCAGGATCTTGGATCGGGGAGGCTGACCAGTCCGCGCTCCCAGATCGTTGAAAGGTACTCGGGTCGCCATGGAGTCGGGGATCTTCAGTCTTTTTGTTTCACAGTGGAGGTCCATATACGCGTGCGCGGGCGTGCGTACGACCAAAGTTTGTGCCCCTTGGTGCACGCGGGGGCTGCAATTTTGGTCGTAGCCCACTTGTCCCAAGCACCCAGCACTGAGTGGGAAAGGTCAACTTATTAAGGACCAAGATCTCAGCACTGGGTGGGAAAGGTCACAATTCGCGTGGCGGGTTACCTACTGCTTAGATCGTGGGGATGCCAGCGCCCAGTTTTTAATGATTCGCACTACACCCCTCCACGCACCAATCAAAACCATCAAACTCACCCATTTGTTGCCAAAACACAACAGTCTACGCGCACCCCATAACATTGCAATGTTACAAAACAACCCCCAAAAACCCCATGTTACCTACGCTAAGTGCTTGCCACGTATAGGTTTTTTGGCCTAGGTAGCATTACTAACATTGCAACGGGCAAACCACCATATATACGGGGCATGTATAGGGCATGTATGGGAGATGTCATTTCATCTGTATAACACATAGTTCGTACAACTAATTTACCCAGTTCTAATGTTAGCAATGTTACCTAGACCAAAAAACACTTACAAAACAAGCACTTAGCCGGTTACATCAGGTTTTGTTGCGATGCTACCGCCATGCTACCGGTGTTACTTTCCAGTAAGGTGTCTTCTCACATCGTTAGGGTCTTTGTATTTGCTTGCATTTCTGACGGCATAGTATCTCATTGGAGTACCGTTGATTTTTATGAGTTTGCCACCATACACTGGTACGATAGCACCAGCCTCCCGTAGTCTGTGCGTATGTCTCCTAACATCACTAATAGTGACGTCTGTCGTACCTAAGTAAATCTGAACAATCTCTCGTGCGTACAGCACATCTTTATTTTCGGGCCACTGCACGCCCTCCAGAGGAGGGTAGCTTTCTGTACTAAAGACGCTACGCTCCATACGGTAGACCTCAGTCCAAGTATCAGTATCCGCTTGGTACAGTTTGCTGATGAGTACTTTTTTCATGGTGCAGACTCCAGGAGTTAAGGTAGTTACACTATAGCACAGCTACCACAACTACCACAACTAACCTACCACCCCAGCTTTTTCAGGTGCGTGTTGACCTCCATGCTGCCCCAGGCCTTGTCCCGCTGCTGGATGACCCAGAACCGCTCGGGCTGTGCGGTGTCAGGCCGCTTGATTAACTTCCCCCCATGCGCCTGTTGGAACCCCCCATTCCTCAGCGCATTAGCCAGCGCCTTCACCTTACCGGGGGACAGTTCCGCCTCGCCCTCCCCATAATAGATCACAGCCAGTTCCCTCGCTGTCCACACCGCCTTGCTCTGCCCTGGTAGGGGCAGCACGGTCTGTGGCTCGGCGGCAAGGTCGGCAACCCACTGCTCCATGGGGGACATGGTGGCAACCTTAACCTCGTCCTTCCACGGGGTGGCGGGTGCCCAGGCGGCGGGGTCAAACCAGCTAATGTCCAACCCTAGCAGATACTGATACAACGCGGCGGACCCCCACCCGCTGTCCGCCCACTTAACATATCGCTGCCAGTAGGCTTGGTCCCCTCTACGGTCCAGCACGCCCTGCCAGCGCACCACGCAAGCCCGCCGGTCGTCCTGGTCGAGCTTCACACAGTCCCAGTAGTTGCTCGTAATCGCCAAATTCACGTGGTTGTCAATCTTGTACTCGGGCTGGCCCTTGCGGTTAACCGTCAGCTTTTCCTGCGTTACAAGAGCCTTGATGCGCTGGCTCACCATGTCCTCATCACCACGGGCACGCACCAACTCATCCGCGTGGACTAGCTGTCTTTGAGCGTACAGCGATGTGAACTGCGACTTCAACGTATCCGTGTCCACCATCACAGCATTCTCACCGTAGATGGCGTGCAGGGGCTTGAAGAACAGATTCTTCCCCGTACCGCTGGGGCCAAACATCAGCAGATACGTATTCAGCTTTGCGCCCAGGTTCTGTAACGGATAAGCGCACCATGCTATGATCCACTGGCGTAGATAATCGTCCTCCACGTTATTCGCCAACAGTTCCAGCCAGGGTTCTACGTCGCCGGGCTCAGGGTCCTGCGCCATGCCGCGCCATAGGTTCAGGTTTGGTAGACCCCCCACCGCACGGGGCACGAGGCGTCCCGCGCCGGGGCTGTACTCTAGGCTCTGCACTTCAACCCGCTGCGGGCTGCTCAGCCACACCCGTGGTACGTTAACCTGCCGGGTGCGCTCGCCGTCCTCAACGTCCATTACAAAGTGTGCATAGTTCACATCCGTGAACACGGCGCGGGTCATTAAGTCACCAGTAACTTGATCCGCTATGCGGCCCAGTTCCCGCACCACGCACACTTCGCTGCTCAGCTGCACCATCATGCGGTGGTACTCGCTAATGTCAACGGGCACGCCGTCTCCGTCCAAAAACCTCCGCGCCTCCTCATCCCCCACCGCAGCCCGGTAGTCGTCAAAGCCTTGGTCCGCGCCGTCAGCGCCCTTGGGTACCCTCAAGGCCACCGCGTGCCGCCCCGTTACCTCTAGCAACTTAGCCGCTAGCTGACTCTCCGCCGCTTGCACCTGCCAGTTGTCCCAGGCGTTGCTGTCAAACACGATTACGGGCTGTAGGCGCAGGGCCTTCCAGGGCAAGTCCCTCAACTCCTCCACCAGGGCGATACCATGCTTGCGGCTGCTCCAGCCCCACACACCGTTCAACCCGATGCTGGGCAGGCCCAGCACCGCACCGTTGATTGCTTTGATGCACGACTCGTGAATATAGACCCTGTCGCTCTCGCGCAGCTTGGTCCAGTCATAAACGGGGGGCAGGTAGGCGTGTGGAGCTTCGTTAGGTGGGCAAAACATCTTGCCCGGAGCCCGCACCTTGG